AGCATTCCGATCCCAGATCCTGTTGCCCCTTGCGACGTATTGACAGTCAGCGTATTGGCTCGGAGCGAACGTGATTCGTAGGACGTTGCCAGGCAATGGATACTCAAGATCCTGATCAGGTTGAATCTTCACCCCGTTGTCGGTGTTAAAGGTCCATCCCTCAGCTTGAACGTCAGAGTTGACTTCATTCAACGTCCGCTGTGCAAGAGCGGAATCGGTGATCTCATTGGCGAGGATGTCGCTGAACTGGCTGATCGGTGCTTCACCGATTACAGCCAACAAAGTATTGATGCTGTCTAATTCGGTCAAGACACCTAGCAGTCGCTAGGCACATGTTACTTCGTTCAACCGTTCCCACCGTTCAACTGAGATGGGTGAAGTATTTCCCATTCCTGTTGCGATGCAACATAGAAATTCATTGCATAAGAGATAGGTGAATCTGTAGCTGTTGAGTCTGTAATTGTCATTGTCACAGTAGCCCCCCCTTCTTCAGGGAAGGTAAGTGTTGTTGTTGCAGCCTGTTGACCAACCAACAATGGGTAGCTACCACGTGCTTCCCATTTATATGATGGAGACGCATCACCAGCAATTGTTACTACAGCATTAACTGGTGTATTGACTGGTACGTGGATTGGCTCACCATATATGGATTCAACGTCATTGATGTAAATTGTTAAAGCACCGATTGTGGTTGGTGGTGGCGGTGGTGGCGGTGGTGGCGGTGGTGGTTCAGAGTTGTCGCCAGGCCCTTTAACCATCAACACCTTCACTCCCTTATTGCCTGGAGTTTCAGGGACAGGAGTCAGTGTTGGCCTCACTTGATGGGGTGGCCTTGGTGGAACCGGGGGAAGGATGATTTCAGACATCACTTCTTAGCCCTGGTTGTGCTCTTGGGTGCTGGTGCTGCTTGCTCCGTTGCTCCTTCAGTTGACTTAGGGATTCCAGTCGTTAGATCTCCACTGAACTCATAGAGGTCAACTGGATCCAATGGATCAATGGATTGGGATGTCACCCAGCCTGGTTGTGGATTAATTGCAGCCATGAAAAAGGAGGGATATAGCTCCCTCCTATCTTGACATCGATCAAGCAGCTGTGAAGATCACAGGCTGTTGATCACTTCAACGCAGCACTCAGGACGAAGAACACCAAAGCCAGCTGCATACTGTGCCTTGAGTTTCGTTGAGTTATACATAACGCTGTAGTCATTGCCTGTGGAAGACATCTGGATGTCCTTCAAGGTAACAACACCAACGCCATTGCGCTGGAATGCAAGCATCTTGGTGTTGGTCATATCAACAGTTGACTTAACGTCGCTACCGTTGAATACATAACCAGCCTCACCTGTTCCTGCAGTCACACTTCCTTGGGCTATGTTGTTGCTGGAGTAGATGTTGAAGCCTGCAAGCTTGGCGATCTGTCCTTCCTTATAGGATCCGTTGGCACCCTGCTGGTTGAAGTCCATGTTCACAGCGCGTGAACTCTGGATCAACGTATAGAAGGATTCAGGAGTACAGACAAGGCAACGATTCTCCTTAGAGATGTCCTTCTCGTCTAGAGCCTGAGCAGCTGCAAAGACAGAAGCGACAAGATCATCAGCGGTAGGAGCTGCCTTGTTGATGTCGATCTGAGTTCCAGTACGGAATGGATCGTCAGGACTCAAGCCAGATGGAAGGTTAGCCGTCAAGTCACCTGTTGATGTACGAGCGCCGATTGCAAGCAGACGAGCAACACGCTTGTCCCAAGCACGGGAAAGAGCCTCGCCCAATTCTGTTGAATAGATCGAGCGAATGTCGTATGAAGCCTTAGCTTCATCGAGGTCAAAGATGTCAGCAGCTGCAGTGAGATACTCATCGATCTTAATCACCACTTCGTTCTGGGCCATATCCCCTTGACCGCCAACAAAAGCTCCAGGTGATTGCCAGTCAGCCGTGAAGCGACCAGTCACAGGGAACTGTGCAGAACGGCCTGAGCTGATAGAACGCTTTTGCGTCATATCGGCGAACACGCACATCCGCTTGAATGCTGTTAGCACTTCTCCCGAAAAGACTTTGAGGAAAAGAGCATTATCTTTGGCCCAGCTTCCGCCGTCACCATTGATAACGCCACCCCTAGTTAGGGAGATTGGATCCATTGCCATGATTGTTGCCTAGATAAGTTTTCGGTTGATAGACAATGAGCTGGTTTGGCTCCCAATGTCTCTACCTAGGTATCTCCGTAGAGGGCCAGGAAGCAGATGCGTGGCGTCTTATCTGCTTCCTTTATACAACAAACCTACCGACCTGAAAACACACCTGTGCTTGCTGCCATGCGTTGCTCCACTTCTTTGATATAAGAAGGGTCCATCTGCGCTCCGTTCTGATAACGGGGATCACTCATTGCAGCAACAACTTGCGCCTCAGAAGTAAACGGTACTGCTTGTGATTGAGGAGCAGCTGAACCACGGGCAAGCCGGGGTTCATAACCATTCTCCTGCATGTAATCGTATTGCAAGCCTTTCAGTTGATTGATGATCTGTGCTTGATCACCAGACTGCAAAGATTTGTTGAACGCTGTCACCCTTTCAGCAGGCAGGTGGGTGCTAGCCCAGCTTGCAACAGCCTTGTAGCGATCTTCGCCACCAACCTGTTGGAACATCTGGTCACGGATAACAACGGCTTGTTCAGGTGTTACCTGAGTGGCTGCCTGTTGCTGCTGAGGTTGCGTCTCTTCTGGAGGAGGGACTGATTCAGATGGAGCGGGGGGAGCTTCTTCCTGTCCGCCTTTGAGCTTGCTGTATTCAGATTGAAGAGACTTGAAAGCAGTGACAACATCGTCAACACTGCTGTACTTACCCATGATCAGACCTTCGTCTGAATCACCAGTAGCTTCATCAATCAGTTCAGACCGGGCAGCATCAACCTTTGCTGTTTCTTCTGCCGCCGAATCAGCTTCAAAGCTTCCGTCGTTGCCTGTTTGAATTAATGAATCAGTCATAAGAACCTTTCTCTTTCTTGAAGTTGTCTTTAATAATCATCCGCCCACCATCAGGCAATGGCTTGAAGCGACTACCTGATGGCAGTGCTTCATCAGACTGGGGCTGTTGGTTGAGGCTGCTGGGCTCCGACTGGGGGCTGCGGCGTGATCTCTGGCGGGGCGGCTGCTCCACTTTGAATAGCTCCTTGTGCGAGTTGTTGTTCTAAGTTTACCTGTTGCGCTTGTGCTTGTTCGGCTTGTAGTTCTTGCTCTGACTTAACCAATCCAGCGATGTCGATACCATCAGACGCTGCAAACCTACGAATCAATTCAGTTGGATTGATGAAGTTCAAGAACTGTTCTGGCCCAAGAGCTGTTGCGATTGTCTGCAGGAACTCAGTCAACCTTGCCTTGTCATTGCCACGACCAATTGCTTCAACACCAGTCGTGATCTGTGGAGAGATCAAGCCATCAGGAACAGGTGGAATCTCACCATCCCTTTCCATCAATGCGAGGATCCGTTTCACCAAGGGTAACTGCAGTTCACTGGACAAAAGGCTGTAAGCCCCCGCAAGTCCGGCGTCCAACTGTTGGCTCATGACTCTGATCTCTTCGGCTGTCACCCGTTCAGCGTTACGTTGAATTGCTTCATTAGATAAGAAGGCAAAGTTCAACCGACGTTCAATGATCTGCATCGTCTGTAATGCAGTCGAGAAGTCATTGTTTTTCTGGACCTGAAGGGCCTCGACATCAGCAGCGTTACCAGCAACGATTGCACCGTTCTCAGCGCGAGCAATAACATCAGCTCTTGTCATCCCATTGGGATTGACCAAGAATAAAGTCTTAGCTGCAATCAGGCTGCCTTCAACAATCGCTTGACTTAATGACTCAAGAGACTGGAGATCACCTAACACGTTCTCTACAAGCGACCGCCCGTAGCTCTCGCCAGCAATGGACTGCATACGAAGGCAGATCCAAGGGCTGCTGCTCAAACGGCTGAAGCCAGCAGTCTTGGCGATCTTCTTGTCATCGTGCTCTTGATGCCAATCAACCCGGTCGTTATCGGCGTCAACTCTCACATAGGTGTATAGGTCGTAGGGTTTTTGGTTGACATCATCTTTGGTGTCAACGCCTTTGACATCCGTTGCCCAGTGAGCTAGGCGGATATCAAAGCCTGGTGGCAAGTGTTCTTCTGCTACCTGCTCTCGAACAACAATCTCGCTGATGTTGCCTTCAGGATCCCGATCAACAACATAGGAGCGCAAGCTATACATCCGAACGCTTTCTTCCCCGACGTAGAGCAGAGCGTTACCACCAACGATCAAGTGCTTGACGGCTTCAAAAAGTGCTGACCTCGTATTCAGGTCATCCAGCTTGAGAAGCATCTGGCGTTCAATTGAAGCCAAGGCAATGTCTAGCTGTGACTGGATCTCTCCAGGGTCAACCTGATTCTGTTCAACGTATTCATCAAGCTTTGCCTTATCAATCGTCAAGCGAAAGAAGGGTTGAGCTGGTGGGTAAAGGGCGAGCAACAACTTGGCGCTTAACCCACTGACACCAGTGGCTCCAGCTCCTTGATGAAGAGACTTGAGGTTGTTGTAATTCTCTGGGGTGTAACCCCAGTTCATATCGCTCTGTGGAATCAGAGCGGGAATAGTCAGAGCAGAGCAATCAATAGCTCGCTGCAGATAAAGGGAGCGATGAAGCTGGAGGTTGTTCCAGCGTGAGCGAGCTGTTGTTTTCATCAGGCAAGTTGCAGGCCGGAAAGGGGATTACTAGCGGTGCCAAGTCCACTAATGATTGAGAGGGAAGACAGATCAGAGAGCTTGTTGTTTTGTGTCTTGCGACTGGTTTCAGTTCGCTGATCACCAACAGAAGCAGTGAATGCGCTTGGGTTAGGTTCGGGGACAAATGCTGTGT